CCGCCACGTCAGTTCCTCGTGCTGGCGCACGGCATACGCGGTGTCGTAGGAGACCATCCCGGTCAGCGAGGCCTCATCGACGCTCGCAACGCCGGAGCCCTGGAGTGTGGCCTCGTCGAGCGGGACGACGTTGTTCGAGACGCCGAGGACATGCTCGGAGGCCAGCAGCAGACCGCGGGCCGCGCCCTGGCGCATCTGCCGTGTCGCTGCCGTGGCGTCGAATCGGAGTCGGAAGTTCTGCGCCACGGCGACCGCCCCCTGCTATTCCAGTTGGATCTCCACGTGGTCCGGCGTGGGCAGGCCACCGCCGTCCCGGTTCTTCGTCTGGATGACCTTCGTGACCCGGCCGGACGGCAGCGTCACGCGCGAGAACTGCGGCAGCAGCGCGGTGCCCGGGTCGGCGTACACCGTCGAGGTGGACGTGACCTGCTCGCCGCCGGGCGTGCGTACGCCACGGGTCTGTTCGTCGACGAAACAGGGGCTGATCACCACCGGGGCCGCGTACTTGGGTCCCTTGCTGGTGTCGCCGAGGTACGCCTCGGCCGTGACCTGGTGCCGCATCAGGAACCGCGGGATCAGCACGACATCACCGCACCCATGCGAAAGATGTCCGGTGTCAGATCAGGCGACTGGAGTGCGTCGGCCGCCTCGGGGGCGAGCTGCCTGGCCGGGGCGTCCTCGCCGGAAACTGAGGTGACGGATCGGCCGAGGTTGACGGAGCCGATCGCGACCGAGCCCCATCCCACGGCGTCGGCGCCGCTCGGTTCACCGACGTTGCCCCACCACTCGACCTGCGCGCAGGCAGCGTCGCGGAAGGCTGCGACCACGAGAGGGTGCGTGGGCATACCGGTGTTCGGGTCCGTGTCGTACCAGCAGTACCGCAGGACCAGGCGCTCCAGCATCCGCGAGGCCTTAGCGAGCCGGGCCGCTGTGGTCGACGGCGCTGGCGATACGCCCGTAAACGTCTCGTACTCCGGGACCGTCGCGTACACCCGCATCTTGCCTCCTTGCGCCAGGGGTTGGACATGCGTGAGGGAGGCCCGCCGCCCGGGCCTCCCTCACGCGCTGCCGGCTCGGCTACGCGGAGACGCCGATGATGTGGACGTCGTACGTCACCGGGGTCCCCGCGCCACTGTTGGCGATCTTCAGCAGGTCGCCAGTACCAGCGGTGACCGCGTACCCGGTCGCGTCCGCAGCGCCAGTCCCGACCGCGAAGAACGCTCCCGGCCGCAGTGCCAGCGTGGACGTGGCGCCGAACAGCGTGGCCCACGCGTTGCTGGTTGCATTCCCGAGGACGACGTTGTTGGTGTTCCCGTCCGCCGCCGCGATGACGATGCCCTTGATCCGGGCAAACGTGATCGTGGCGCCGTACGCGTCGACGAGCGCGCCGGCCAGGTCGAGATCCTCGGTCGCCGACGCGGCCAGCGTGCGCCGGTCGGAGAACACCCGGTCGGCCTTGCCCGCCCCGGTGCCGCTGAGGAGCTGCATCTGGCGGGACAGAGACTGCGGGGCGCGGCTCGTGCCGAGGTCGATCGCCGCGGTCTGCTCAGCGAACGCGGCGACCGCGAGCATCGTTCCGGAGAGAGGCATCAGCTACCGCCCCCGTACCGCTCGACGAGCTGGTCCTTCGTCATGCCCTCGATGTCGGACTGCCGCTCCGGGTCGTCCTCCACCTTGCGGGCGTAGTCCTGCCACTCCGCCTTCGAGGCGCCCTTGGCCGGAGGCTTGTCGTGGCCGGACACCTGCCCGTCCTCGGTCGTGGACAGCTCCTGCCCGACCGCCGGGCCCACGCCCTCGGGGTTCTCCTCGCGGAGTTCCTCGTTCGTGGTGGGCACGTCCGTCGACAGGTCGTGCACGCCGGGGGCCGTGAGCGTCGGCCGGGACAGGACACCGTCGTTGACGAGCTGCCCCTCCTCGCCCTCTTCGAGGGTCGTCCAGTTGTCGAGGGAGTCGAGACGAGCCGAGCGGCCGTCCATCTGCACCCGGTCCCCGGTCCGCTTGTTGAAGTACGTGGTCACGCCGGCACCGCCGTCCTGAAGTCGACCTGCACGAGGATGTCCGTCGGAGTGCCGGACGTGCCGGCGATGACGGTGGAGATGTTGTCGCCCGCCACGCATGAAGCGTTCTGGACGGTGGTGTTGCCCGCCCACGCGTCGGTGCTGGTGGCCAACGGCGAGGCGAGGACGTCGCTGCTGCCCTTCTTCACCTGCACGGTGGCCGCGGTGCCGCCCGCACGGTAGGCGCGTACGGCGATGATCGATGCGGCGGCCGGGACCTTGCACAGCTGGTACGTGCCTGCCGTGCCCGCGGCGACGTGGATGTCCTTGCTATAGGTGCGGGCGGCGCTGAGGTCGACTTCGCCGCCCTTGCCGTCCACGCTGTGGACCTTGTAGCCCATGGGGTTGTCCTTACTGGAAGGGGGGATGGGTGCCATGGGCGCCCGCGCGAGCGGGCGCGCGGGGGCGGCTTACGGGACGTCGGCGCCCTTGATGAGGACGGCGCGGTTGGCGTCCAGCGTCTTCGTGCCGTACAGGCAGTCGACCGAGACGACCATCTGCTTCTTGTCCATGTCGTAGTCGTAGACCACGCGCAGACCGAAGCCCTTGTAGTTCGAGATCGCCGCGTCACGGGCGCCCATCGGGAGCTCCAGCGGCCGGAACGCCAGCGCGAACGCCGACTTGTGGAAGGCGATGCCCTCCTCGGTCGTCGAGTTGCCGGTGGTCTGCGCAGGCTTGGCGATGTTCTGCGTCATGTACGGGTCGAACCCGAACACCCGGCGGCCGAGGCTGGCCTCGGTCAGGCCCTCGGTGCTGCCGCGCTTGTCGGCCTCGTGGAACAGCGGGTCGCCGAGCCACTTCGCGGCGATGTTCGGGCCGACGGCCACCCGGCGCTCGGTCTGCGGGACCTTCTGTGTGTCGAGGACACGGCCGGCGTCGATGGCGACGCGAGGGTTGTCCCAGGTCCACTCGTTGTCCCCGGCGACGACGCCGACCTCCTGCACGATGTCCGCGCGCAGGGCCAGGATGTCGCGGTCGATCTTCTGGGAGATCGCTTCCATGGCCGGGGTGAGGAGCTGCTCGTCGAAGTCCTGGATCTTCAGCGTCATGTCCTCGGACGTGACGGCGAAGGAGACGTCGGCGAAGTGGTTCAGCGTCATGTTGACGCTGTTCTCCGTGGCGTCCTGCACCGTGATGCCGGCCGCGCGGTTGTACTCGTTGGCCACGAAGGTCGTGGGCTTGCGGATGGTGATCGCGTCGCCCTGCTTGCGGGCGAACTCGGCCTCGTAGTCGCGGTGCACGAGGGACGCCATGACGGTGGTCTCGTACAGGTTGGCGAGGGCCTGGCGCGCGATCTGCTGCGCGGTCAGGAAGGTGTTGGCCATGGGGTGTTACCTCCTATCCGGTCCGGCGCTTGCGGCGCGCGGCGCGGATCTCGTCGATGGTTTGGGGTTCGGAGGAGCCCCCGGCCCCACCGTTGAAGTCGCTGCTCATCCGGTCCGGCGCCTGGCCTGCGGCCTTGAGCTTCGGGTTGTCGTCGACCGCCTTCTTGATGGCGGCGGCGACGGCCTTCGCGAACCCTTCGTCCTCGGGGTCGAGGCCCTTGATCGAGTTCAGGAACTGCCGGGAGTCGGTGAGCGCGTCCGGGTCGGCGCCGTACTTCGACGCCCCCCGGTACACGGCCAGCTCGATTGCGGTCTCGCGGTGCGCAGTCGTGCGCCGCTCGATCTCCGCCTGGAGCTTCGCCGGGTCCGGTGCTTCGTCCTTCTCGTCCTTGACCAGGCCGAGTGCCTTGCCGATCTCCTGGACCAGCTCGGTCTTGGCCTTCTCCGCGGCTTCCTTGGCGCCGACTCGGGCCTTGGCGGCCTGGTCCCGTGCCCTCCCCAGTTCCTTGTCCCGCCGGGACTGGGTGCTGGCCGCGGTCTTCTTCGCGGGCGGCTTGGGCTTCGGCTTGTCGGCGCTGTCGCCCTTGGCGTCATCCGAGTCGTCGGTGTCGTCCTGGTCGGCGTCGCTGTCCGCGTCGTCGTCAGGGGCTTCCTCGTCCTCGGCGCCGTCGTCAGCGCTGTCGCCGCTGTCGGATCCGGAGTCGTCTCCGTCCCCGCCGTCGGCGTACAGGTACGGGTCGAAAGGGCCCGTGGCGTAGGGGTGTGCCCAGCCGGAGCCCGCCAGCCGGGGAAGGGTTCGCTTGTTCATCCGTGCACTCCCGGTGCGCGTAGAGGCGCCCCGCTCCCGGCGGGGCCGTACTTCCGCCGGGCGCGCCTGGCGCCCGGACGTCGAGGAGCCCGAGTCCGGGCATGAAAAAGGCCCGCACCAGGCGGGCCAGGGGTGTCGCGGCTGGGATCAGCCGGCGTCGGAGAGCTGTCGGGTCTTCGCGTAGCCGCGGACCCAGGCAGACCTTCGGAGGTCGCCAGAGGGGTACGGGCAGGAGGTCACGGGCGCGCGTTCACGGCCTGCGGCGGCGCCCTCGTCGAGCGCCCTCACCAGGTCCTCGCGTGCGGCCAAAATCGCCCCCGGATCAGAGTCTGTTCTGCTGGTCGCTGCGAGCCTTGCGTGCCGTCTGTGCGGCGCTGCTGGACTCGCCCGTGACCATCTCTGTGTACTCCGCCAGCGTAGTGCGCGGATGGTCTGCCCACCATCGTTTCAGCTCTTCCGACGCGCGGGCGTAGGCGATGTGTGACGGACCCGTGAACAACGACTCCGGTGACACCCCTGCCTGCTGTGCCGCGCGCGACAGCAGGCGGCCGTTGGTGGCCTCATCGGCGGCGAGGAGCTGCGAGAAGACGTGCTCTTGGTACATCTCCCGCACCTGCGCGCGCGTGTACGCCCCGCGAGCGGCCGCCTGCTCGGCTTCCCGCTCGGCGAGCCACCGCTCCGTCGAGGTCATCCCCGCGTACGGGTCGGGCAGATCGTCGGCCAGGCGAGCCCAGTCGTCGACCGCGCTCAGCGGGCCGAGTGCCTCGTCGAGGGCAGCGCGGTCGGCGAGTTGGCCGGCCACCGTGTGTCCGCCGGCGGCCGCGGGAAGCGGCTCCGGTGGGTACCGCAGGTCGAGCTCGGCGGCGATCCTCGCGGCCTGGTCCGCGTTCGCGTAGCGCATGGCCCAGCCGAGGGTCTCGTCCCCGATGGTGGACAGGTCCGCGGCGAGTTCCCCGGCGGGGAAGACCTCGGCGAGCAGCTGGCGGCGGTCGGCCTCGGCTGCGATGCGTGCGAGGTCCTCGCCGCCGGCGTGCGCCGCGCGGGCGCCGAGCTGCTCGTCCGACAGGCCCGCGAGCGTCCGGTCCACTCCCGGCATGCCCGCGTCCAGGTCGCGCCGGTCCATCTCGGCAGCGACGCGGAGGGCGTCGGCGGGCGTCAGGTCCCGCAGTGCGCGCCCCAGTTCGTCGTCGGAGAAGCCGGTCAGATCGTCGCTGAGTCGGCCTTGCGGGCGCATGCGGTCCATGAGGGCCACCTGGTCACGGCGGTCGGCCTCGGCCTGCACCCGGGCGAAGTCCCGGCCGTCGAGTGCGCCGGACCGCATCGCTGCGCCGAGCTGCTCGTCGCTCATCTCGGCCGGGGTGCGCGCGTCGCCCGCGCGGATCCGCGCTGCCTCGATGGCGTCCTGCGGCGGTCGTACCCCGGTGGGCAGGTTGCTCGCCCCGGGCTGCTCGCGGTACCGCTTGCGCTTGAGCTCCGGGTGCGCGCCGAGGTGGTCGCGCATCTCGCCCTGCCACGCGCGCACGCGCGCTTCGGCCGCACGCTTCGCGGCGGGGTCGACGGCGCTCGCCGCGCGGAGCTTGTACTTACGGATGCTCCGCTCGATCTCCCGCTGCCGCTGGGTGGCCTCGTACCCGTCCGGGTCCGTGGCGGCCTTCCTCGGCGGCCGGGTGATGCCGGGCAGGTAGACGCTGGTGGTGTGGCGACAGTTCGGGTGCTGAAGGCCTGCCCGCCGCGCCTCGTTGATGGTCCCGGCCACCTCGACCTTGACCGTGCGGCCGTCCTCGGTGGCGTGCTCCACCTCAACCGTGCGCCGCCCGTCCGGCCCGGACAGGGCGAGTACCTTGCCTTCCCAGGGGCGGCACTTGGGGCACTCGTGCGGGGACTGCGACACCATGACGAGGTCGATGCCTGCGGCGGACAGTTGGTCGTGGTGAGCCTCGACCGCGGCGCGGCCCACGGCGGTGCGCGTGGCCATCTCCGCGTAGCTGGCCATGGACCAGCTACGGCCGGCGGTGTCGACGAACGAGGTGACGCCCCTCGCCGTGAACCGTGCGACAGCTGTCTGCGTGGCCTGGCGGCGCGTCTGGACTCCGATGAGCGGAGTCGCGGCCGTCTCAGCCAGGACGTTGCGGTAGACGTCCTCGACGCCGCGCAGGATGGCCCGGTGAGACTCGTTGACGACGGCGATGGTCTCCATTGCGAGCCGGTCGGCCTTGCGGGTGCCGGGTGTCTGCTCGGCGAGCCGTACGGCCGTGCCGTTGTCGAGGGCGCCGAGCTCGATGAGGCCGGCCCGGGCGCCCACGTTGTATGCCTCGGCCACAGCGTCATGGACTTCGAGCGTGGTCGCCTTGCCGAGCTCGTCGACGACGGCCTGCGCGCCACGGCGCAGGGCCTGGATGTCGGCGAGCTTGGCTTCCATCCAGTGGGGAGCGTCGATGCCGTCCGCGAGGCGGCGGCCGACCATCTCCAGGAGGCGCTCCTCGGCGTTCGCGTACAGGTCCCGGACTCCCGTGGACAGATCCTCAGCCATCCACGGGGAGACCGGCATCGAGCACCTCCTACGGCACGTCGCCCACCCGTGTCGGGTCCGCCACCGGCGTCATGCCCTGCTCCTGCTGGATCCGGTCGACCTCGGCCTTGACCATCGTGTCGTCCCACTCCGGGTGCGCCATCCGCACCAGGGTGTCCGTCGAAGCGGCCTGGGCGCGGCGCAGCACGTCCACCGTGTTCGCCAGTTGAAGCGGGTCCTCCTGGACGGAGTCCTCGAACTCCACGTTCGGGCGCTGCGGGGTGATGCCGCCGCCGAACACCTCCCTGTCGACGGTCAGGAGCGCCTCGACGATGTGGGAGAGCGCGGGCCGCCAGCGCAGGATCTTCCGGCCCCGGGTGGTCATCGAGCGTCGCTCTTTGGAGACGACCTCCGTCGCGGTGACGGCGACGTCCCCGCCGAGCCCGAAGGTCTGCCCGGAGTAGCCGGCCGAGCGGAGGATCTGGTTGATCAGATCCTCGGCCGTGTCCCGGTGTTCCTGCACTCGGATCGCGAACTGCGCCACGGTGAGCTGCTTGCCGGAGTCCGGACCGGTCAGCATGTCGATGCCAGCGAAAGCCTCTTGGTCCGGGTTCCAGCCCACCCCGCGGCCGGGGCCGTTGCTGTGCAGGTAGGCGCGGGGGACGACGATGCGGCCCTTACCGAGGCGGATGTCCCGCATCCACGAGGAGTACGTCTCGTCGAGCTGGTCCATGAGTCCCTCGACGCCGTCGAGGTCGGAGCGGCCGAGGTCGCGCAGCTGCTGGTTGCAGCGCCAGCGGCGGGAGAGCTGGTTGGGGACGTGCGCGACGTCGAGTCCGTCGTAGCCCGTCTCCACGAACGCCTCGTCGTTGACGACGGCAGCGAGGCCTGCGGTGGCCGGATGGTCTTCCAGGGGGACGACGCGGCCGAGCTTGCCCGCGGTGCCCTGGTAGAGGCCGTGGAGGATGCGGCCGGGCTCGTGGCGTTCGAGGTGCCGCCAGACCTGCCCGTCCTCCTCGTGCAGGACGCGCCAGAAGGTGACTGCGCTGAGCCTGCCCCAGGTGAACTCGGGTACGGCGCGGTCGGCGTGGACGGCGTCGAGCCAGGGCCTGTCGGCGAGGTCCGTGTCGTAGACGGGGCGAAGGTACACGCCGCCGAGCGCGGCGCCGACCTCGGCTGCGGTCTGAAGGGTGGCGAGCATCCCGTCGTCGGTGAGGACGTCGAGGCGCTTCTGCGTGGTGTCGTCCTTGATGGACAGCTTGGGCGGCTCGCTGAACAGGAGGTCGGCGGAGCCTGCGCACAGGTCGCCGGCGAGGGGTACGTGGACCTTCGTGCGGCGTTCGCCCTCGCCTGTCGGGGTGCCCCACCACCAGCGGGCGAGTCTGCCCGCGAGGCCGGTGGAGAACTGGGTCGGCT